ATCGGGTGCTGCCAAGAGCGTTTCTTCGCCTTCTTCGGGTATAGGTTCTTCACCCATTCCCATATCACCACCAGCCATATCACCTCCCCCAGCCATAGCGCCACCACCAGCAGCCATATCGCCACCTTCTGGCATCTCACCACCTTCTGGCATCATCGCTTGTTCAAGGGCAGCATCGAATTTCCTATCAAAAAACATTTCTCTCTGATTTCTAATTGCTTCTTCGTCAGAAAGATCAAAAACGTTTTTATTAACCCAACGACGGCTAAAATATCCTTCTGTTGCGGTAGAGGCAATTTCAAATTTTGTCCTCCAATGTTCCAACTCTTGAAGTTCTGCCAGCTTAGATGGATTATTCAAACCAAGCTTAAATGAAATAAGATCTTTATTTTTATAACCGAGTGTATAAAGATGGACAACCGCAATTTTTTCAAGTTCTGAAATAACGCTGCGTTGCAATCTTTTGATAGTTCGTGCAAAACGAATGTCTCGTTGAGCAAGAGTTGTTTTATCTTCTGAACCTTCTTCTCCTTGGGTTAGGTAAGATGCTGGAATTTTTAAGGCAGAAAACAGCTTATCTCGAAGATATTTTACATCATCAACATCTCCGGTGTAAGTTCCACCTGGTAATGATTCAACTTTTGTGTTGGAAGTTCCTCCGCGAACTGGAATAAAATAGTCTTCATCCACACTCATGGGATTATATCTTAAATCAACACGACCTGTGGCCTGATCAATCACTTGGTTACGTTTCATTTGAGTAACAATTCTCTGCATATGTTGTTCGACTTCTTTTTCAGCAATACCACCAACATCAATATAAAAAATTCTTCTTTCTGGTGAACGAACCACGCGGTAAGCCATCATAGCATCTTCCAATAATTGAAGTTGTCTCCAAATCCGGCGACAAGGCTCAAGAGCTGATGTACCATAAGGGGCGTATTTGTCGTTGCCAAGAATTCTGAAATGAGCAATCTGCCAGTTTTCAAACGTTAAGCCACCACTATTCCACTGGAATTGAACATAATTCGGGTTAGTCTTATCTTCTCCTTCAAGCCTCTCGATCTCTGAAGCTGGTAAACCTACCACCGATTTAATACCAATGCTCTCATCAATGTCCAAATAAAGAAAATAATCTCCATATTTGCACATACTACGACACCAACCAAAAATATTAAATTCAATATTGAGAATGCTATAGAATAGGGTGTGAAGAATTGCTCGGATTTCTTCATTGGGACAGTTAATCGCTAATAAAGGTTGGACCGGGGATGAAACTGACATTTCATCGGCATAAATATCTAAACCTGAAGCAATTTCTGGCATATATTCCATTTGGTCAAAATCAAGATACCTCTCTGCTCTCGCAGCATTTGATGTGGCGTTAGCATAAATGTTGTCAAATGGGTTATAAGTTGTCTTTTTAAAAGGTAGTCCAGCCGCAGACTGAAATTTATATTTATCTAATTGCCATCTTTTTAATTGTCGAGGGTTCTGTCTTTGATATTGGGTAAGGGGTCCAGACAGCAATCTCGTCAAGGCTTTGTATAAAAACGATTCAGAGTTCCTTGGATTGTTACCAGTATTATTTTTGTTGTTGGGGTTTGCCATTTCTTTATCCTTTTATTAACCAGCCAAAATCTTTATAAATTTTCTTTGCATTATCTATTTTATCAAAAGATTCAAGCTTTTTGTAGCCCTGCATTCCAGGAATTGTCGTATTTAATTTTGTATTGGAACTTATCATTGAATTTAAAAATGCTCTCTTGTACGCTAAGTCTTTTGTATTCTCTTCTAATACCGTATCTCTCACCCAACAACAGATAGCCAATGACATAACTAAGTCATCATTATAGCCTCTCTGTGCTTCGGGCCTTCCGTTTCTCCAAACAAATGTTTTTAATTCTTGAAACACTCTTATAGAATTTAGAGTAATTAGTTCATTTCTTACGAATTCCTCTAGTTTAGCGACAATGAGTGGTCTGGTTTTTTGAGACGTTGTAAACCCAGCGATTACGTTTGTTGCACCATCAGCTCTATATTGTTCCACATATTCATGAGTTCCTTTAGTAGAGTAATATAAATTTGGATAACCGGCATCAATGAGCTTTTCCAAAACTGAATAACCAATGTTGTTATTTTCAACAATGACCATTGCGTCTCCGTATTCTTTCCCGGCGTCGAATAATATTCGCGCAAACAGGTCTGTTGTTGGCTTGCCGCGATATTCTGCGACTTGTTCCATAGTTTTGGTATCGAAAACGTGGAACACTGAATAATCATTTCCATCCCCGCGAGCAACATCGCCCACCAATAAGTATTTGCTTTCTGGGTCGTATTCTTTCCAAATCCAAAAATTTCTATCAAAACCTGTTTGATGTTTCGGGTCGCAACATAACTGTTCTATTTTGTTTAAATTATCTGGGTGTATGACTGTTTCGCCAGAAGCATTAAAATTACATTCATACTCTTGTGCAACTCGCCGACGTGAAAGATTTCTTGTTGTTTCTTCAAACCAAGACTGATCACGTTCAGGGTGAAGGGTCCAGTGAAGTATTGTTGGGTGAAAATCATTCTCACCACTTTGGGCGGAAACATATGTTTTGTGGAACCAATTGCCAACACCGTTAGGAGATGAAAGCGCAATACATCGTCCACCAGCGGCCATCGTAGGTTGAAGTGCTGTCCACAAATCATCGAATCCTTCGATATGCGCGGCTTCATCAATCACCAATAATGATAAAGCTTCAGAACGACCAGCATCTGCTGACGTTGATGATGCTTTAATTTCTGATCCATTGTTTAAAACAAACGATGAACGGTTATCAATCGCAATTTGTGCCAACTGGTCGAACCATGGAGGCAACATTTTAATCATCGCTTTCACTTTTTTAACAAGATTTGCCGCTGTACTGAACTTTGTGGCAATTACTAAGATATTCTTATCGCGATGAAATAGCATCATCCACGACACATATGCGGCAGATATAGTTGAGATACCCATCTGCCTCGATTTTAGTATCACATTGTTGCGATAATCGTTAAATTTGTGCAATAATTCTTGCTGAAAATCCCAAGTCTTGAATGGTATCTGCCCTCGTTGAGGGTGTGCAATTTTGCAGTAATTGTCAATAAAATAGACGGGATCTTTGCCGCATTTAACTATTTCCCTGACAAGATCTTTTTTAGAAAGATATTGTGACATACATAATAAATAGTTTCTTATTAATGATTAACAAGACGGACGGGTATCGGGAGGAGTACCAGAAAATATTTTAAGTGCATTATTCATTTTATCAGCATTGTCTCGGGCTAATTCTGGTGACTTTTCATGAGTCCCCATTGTAGCAAACACTTTATCTATTTTAGGTTGGTGCTTTTTAATCGCACCCTTTAAGGCTTGCAAAGCTTTTGCACCTTTTTTGATGTAGGTAAGAATTTTACCACCTTTGCCAATAGCATCTCCGATATATGGCAAAAGGGCAATAGCGGAGAAGGCCGCATAAAGCCAACATTTTTTTTTAAGATACCATAGCATATTAATTGCATCAAATGGTGCTCCTGCACCAGGCGTAACTAAATCGCCCGCCGCACCCAAAACATCTAAAACAACATGGGCGGTAGTGGATAACCAGTCTTTTACACCTTCATCTAATCGTTCATAATTATTATTTTCCCAAAGATGCTCAATATTACTTTCAACAATGTATTGAGTAACTTGTTCTTCTTTTAAGAGTTGTTCCTCGGTTAAATAACGTCGCCAATTTTCAAATAAATGCTCCATTATTATCCCCTCCTTATTATGGATTCAAATTTTACATCACTTCGCGTTTCTTCATTATAATAATCAACAACTATTTTTATTGCTTCTTCCAAATTATCGTCGATATAATGCTTCATCTTGCGGGCTTCTCGTTTTGAAAGTTTGTTATCTGCATAGTCATCCATTTTTTGCATAAAATTTTCCATACCGCGCTCTCGTTCCTCGAAATAATCTTGAATCCTTTTTGCAACTTCTTTGCCATCTTCCTGGCTTCCTCTAAAAAACGAAATCAGTTTTAATGCCACTATTGGCCTTTTTATAAGTTTTTTTAAAAGCAGACCAATTGCCTTGAGTGGTGTCTTCTGGATCATTTCTCTATATTTCATATAAA